AGCAACATACTCTGGTGTTACTGTTAGAACAGAGAATGGTTTGATTACATTGTTCTTCACAAATTCAATTTCTGTTGTGGTTATTTCATATCCACCGAGTGGTTTTGCTGTGAAAAATACTTTACCAAATACTGGAGGCTCATTATCCTCCCCACCCCAAACATTGACTGCTTCGAAGTATGGATAGTCGCGATTAATCAATGCGATATAATCGTTCTTTGTTACAGCGCGATTTTGAGCAATATAAGACTTTGGTGCTGTAAACTTAATCTGATCAATGGTTTCTGCTAAAGCACCAGCAGATGATTCGCTTCGCAATGTTACTGTAGTTGTTGTATTTGTTAGAATACTATCAAGTAAACGAAATGATTTTAATCCATTTGCAGATAAACCAGAGGTCACAACATAAGAAACAATGACAATATTTCCGTCTGAGAGTTTCTTTCCAATTACATCATCACCGAAATAAATCTGATAGCGACCATTTTTATTTTCTTCAAGATAATAAACCGCTGCTGTCTCATCAACATCAGTTGCGTCTTGCGCTAACACAAATGTTTCTAGGTTAGCATTTTGCGTTGATTTTTGTACAGCGACAAATAAAGTTGAGGTATCAATGCCGCTATCTTGCAATTCAAATACTTGATTTGGGTTTGTTTGAGAGTTATAGGTGTATGAGAATGTTACTGGTTGCCCTTCTTTGATTTCTAAGTTCTCAACATTAAACAATCCAGTTGTTGTATTCTTAGATACAATACGAGCAGACGGTGTCACGAAGATGTAGTTAGTACCGTCTTTTGTTTCAGAGATAAATCGTGTGAAACGAGGAATTACAATAGAACTATTTGAATCATTCGCAACTGGAGTAATTGTTAGATCAACTGCAGCTTTTGCTGCAACGCGTGAACGAGGAGTATATCCTAATAGTTTAGCGTGAGAAACAACTGCACCGCGAGTAAGTGCGGTATCAATAAACATTTCGTTGGCTACCATATTTAAATAGTAACCCATATAATGAGTATTATATGCAAGAACATCGAGAAGCGTAGACAAACCTGATCCTTCAAAGTTGTAATCGCTGAACTCTGATTGAGCCTGCATGAACTCCTTTAGATTTCTTTTGATTGTATCGAAATCTAATTCAGCAACTTGAAGTTTTGCGTCAATGTTTGCCATGTTATCTTACTCGTTCTAAGAAGAAGGTGATTGTAATTGGTTGTGGATCATTTCGAATAATAAATTTAATAGAAACATCATATCCATTATTCTCATAATCAGGGTTCGCGGAAACATCAAGTAACTGAACTCGAGTCTCGTAATTAACAATTGTTTTTGTAATTTCTTCGATTATATTATTTGTTGTAATATTATCTATTGGCTCAAACAAGTATCTCTTTAAATTGCATCCGAGTTCTGGATTAAATAATCTCTCATAATGTGCTGTCTGTAAGAGATTACCGATAGACTGAGCGATCGCATTCTCATTTGTTTTCTTAAGAATGTCATCAGTGATCGGATTTGGCATAAAATCCATATCGATATCACTGAATGTTCTTGTTGCTAATCCCATCTTTAGGTTTCCGTTGCAGACGCTGCAGTGTTAAATGCCGTCTTTGCGCTCGCAGTTCCAATTCGACTAAACAATGCATATCCGACACTACTTGTATCCGTAAACTGAGAAGCCATACCAACTACTGTTGTTGCAGAGGTTAAAGTATTGCTTGCTTCGTTGAATGCATGCGTATCAGAGTCAACCACAGCGTTCATAGTATTTGCATGATTATTTATAAGGAGTTGGCAATCGTTAACGAGAGTGGTTATCTGAGCTGCATCAGTCACTGAATCTAATCGAGAGATCTGGTCTAATTGAGTATGCGCCTGAAAATCAGTAAGAGCATTCTGTATTCCAGTGATTCCGTTTGTTAATGCGCTTAATTGACCGCCAGAAAGTTTACCCGTAACAGCTGTAATTTGACTACTCAACCCAGAGATCTGCGAGCTGACTGCACCCTCTACTAAAGACATAGGATTTTGAGTAATTGCAGTAATCGCTCCAGCTGCGGCTTGAACCTGAGAGATAATTCCTCCAAGTTGTCCGCCAATCGCACCAAGACCACCCTGCTTAATTGCAACAGGAAGTCCACCAATCGTGACTGTTGGAATCTGCTGTAAGAAAGAACCGCCCATATGGAGTCGGTCCATAATTGTCGACTTGAGTTCAGAAATGATGTATGCTTCTGCTTTCGTTACAAATCCCATTTTATCCTCCTGTATTTGCCGAGGTTGGGGCAATGTTTACGGTTTCAGTTTTTGGATATAGCCGTTTTCCTGTTATGGTGACAATCTCGCTTAATCCTTTATTTTGAATTTTGTTTATTTCATTTTGAACATCAATATCAATATTAAATGGTATGTTCTTTTCTGATGCGCCTGTTGCAACTTGAGTAATCTTTCCTAAAATCTCACTCTTCGAAGATCCAGTTAGAGATAAAATATCTCCTCTTGCAGTATTAATCGCAGATTCAGCATTTGCCACCTTGGCTGTAATTTCTCCGATTGGAAGAGAGGAGCCAAGATCTTTGATCGTAGAATCGAGAGTTGCTTTTAGATCGCCGACCACACCAGAAACAGAGGAAGTTAATCCGCCAACTGCCTTACCAAGAGTGCTACCAGATAGACCACCAAGAGCACCACCACCAGCAGTTGCGCCAGTAAGAGCAGAGGTAACTGCACTAGTTGCATTTGCTGCAGCTCCAGCGACCGTTCCTGCTGCGGCAGAGGCTGCAGCTGCAAAGTTTTCACCCAATGTTGAAACTGCATTATTTCCTGCGGCAGTTGCTGCAGTTTGAGCAGCAGTTGCTGCAGACGCTTCGCCTTCGCCAGCTTGAGTTCCGCCACCAGTTAAACCTGCACCAGAAGCGGAAGCAACAGAACCGCCCTGAAGATTGACTTTCCTTCGACGGTGATAACTGCTTTACCCTTTACATAAATGAAATCATCGCCCATGATGACTTCATAGTTGTCTTTTTGCACTCGTTCGACTTTATTGCCGTCTTTGTCAATCTCAAAGTATGAACCATTGCGATGTGCTAGATGCACTCTTTCTTTTCCTGGAGTGTCATCTAGTTCAAATGCATGACCTGATTCTGTTTCTAGCGCATAATTATATGGATATTTCGGAGCAAATGCTGGTGCTGGCTCTGACCAAGTCACACCACCAGCAGACTTCACACCCTTCTTAAGATTCTTTTTTCGTGTTGCAATAATTGTACTATCTGCCTTGCCGCGAGCAAGACGATTCGTTGTTGCTTCTTTTAGATACTTTGACTTTGGATAGGCTTCTGCATTATCATCTGGTCGTTTTGGTGCATCGCCAAAACTCTTTCGTGGATCACTAAATCCATCTTCGTATCTTGGTTTCTTTTCTGGTTTTCCTGGAAACACTCCCATGATCACTGGATTTTGAGCATTGTCACCATCCATAAAGAAACCAAACACCATATCGCCTTCTTTTGGTGTGTACACTGCAGGATGATTCACAGGAATAGTTGGATGAGCCCAAGGAAGATCATTCGTTGCGATCTTTTTCTTATCTTCAGTGTGCCAACCGAAACAACGAACGCGAACACGACCAAGCTGTTCTGGATCATTGCGATCTTCGACAACGCCAACCCACCAAACAAAACCCTCAAGACCTATAAAATTCTTGCGCGCTTTCATGAGAATTTGCTCGTGACTTTTTCAAGCCCATCTTTTGCAGCAGGGATTTGTTTTGAGAAAGAATCAGAAACTAACTCTACAATGCTCTCGAAATCTCCCTTATCCATTCCAGAGAACTTATGGCAAATAGCCGACACAAGATAGTTTCCTGTGCGATATTCATCTGGAACTTTACCTTTTGCATCTGCGCCTTCGAACTTTGGAAACTCATACTTAACAACTTCACCAGCTTTCAAGAAAATATCTCCAGGAATCACAATTTTAATTTTGGTATTATGCATTGCTGTCATATGCAATGCGCGGTTCATCATCCACTTATCTCTGTCATTTGATTTTTCAGAGGATGTATCGTTAATCGCAATGTTTGTTAGAAATAGAGAATCGTGCGTAGCAGTGATTGGCTTCTTATCCATATTCTTAAGAGCATTAGTTGCCTTAAATTTATTCAACAGATTATTCTGCGCTTCTGCAGTTTCAATCGAATAATCGTGATAAGAAAAAGATTGACTGAAGATATCTACGGATAAAAGTCTTGAGGCATACCCACCATTTTGAAGATTTTTAATTACATCAAACTCGCTACGAATCTCAAAAGCGTCAATAGAGTCTTTGTTATTTGCTGGGTCTTGATCAACTGTTTTGATTTCGTATTTTAATGTCTTAAGCGGCTTCTCTTTGATTAGAGTATTGTAAGATCTAAACTGGAATCCATCTCGATCTTCGTAAAAGAAGTAACAGTATTTTGGTGGTTTACTGGCATCATATGAACGAGATGCAGCCCATTGAATAACCTCGAGAGGATTCATTCCTGGAACCACTAAATCATAAACACCGCTTGTTGTATCCATCTTTTTAATTCTAGATGGATCAACCTTTAATTCGTTCAATAGAATATCACGAACGATATCGACGGTTTTCTTACCCTTGTATGCTTTGCTTACCTTCTTTTGATTTGAGAAAACTAACTCCTCAGAGCAAAAGTAAAGTACGAATGTTTGACCTGAATCAGAAGCAGGTTTTCTGCTGCCAGTCTTATAGATTCTAAAGATCTTTTCGATTGGTTTGCCTAGAGACGGTTTGTCAATAGACAATTTTAAATACTCATTACCGCAAAAGTAAAAGTTACTAAAGATGTCATGACCATCTTGCACGACAATACTTCCACTCATAACAGATGAATAGATGTCTTGAAATAGTTGCAGTTCAATATAGATTTTTCGAAGGTCGACAGTTTGACCTCCAGAATTGATGATCTCTAGAACCTTAACATCAAAATTTTTCGAACCTGTTACGCCAATATCTTCAGCCATCACTGACTCATTA